ACTGTTGTGCAGTTTTAGTAGGAACGTTAAATGTAATGGTGCCAAGGTCTTCACCATTGTTGGTCACACCAAACACATCACGGCTACTGATGTTTGGAGTAGTTGGAACTTTTCCGTTGACCCCAGGTGCTGTTTGAATCCAAAATCCTGGACCAGTGCCTGGTGTGCCATCTACAATGTTGATCTGTCCTTTAAGGTTGGTCTGTGTTGTGGTAGAATAGTATAGGGTATCTGGCGCATCTTGTGGAACAACAAAAATCACTTGCCCAGTTACAGCACCATTGTTGGTCACACCTGAGCTGTAGATATTATTCAATCCAGTGCTAGGTGCTGATTTGATATAAAAAGGATAAGGCGCAGAGAGATTCATAGTAAACACATAGGTGTCGCCGCGCACCAAAGTCAATGTGGGATTGTTAGCAAAGTCAATAACAAATGCACTGTTGCCAGCATTGCCTACACTGTAGTTCACTGTTTCTTTGGCATTTTGTGCAACATCAAATGCATAACTACCGCCACGAACCAAATCAACTGTGGGATTGTTTCCTTGCAGGCCAGAGAATGTGTACACTCCGTTGGCACGATTAACTGTGAAATTGTTTGTAGCTGGAACGCCTGTGGCTGCCACATCTACTGCGTCAGGGCCATTGGGCAGCCAGAAATATTGGCTGAAGTTAATAAACGTATCCCAGGAAATAAACGGATCCCAGGTGTAGTATTGACTTTCAAACAGGCGATCAGGTTTGGTAGCATTACCGCCTTGATAACTGATGCTGTCTAACAGTCCTGGATAAGTGATTGCATCTTTGATGATGTCTGTGTCAGGCTCAAGACTAATGATACCTGCTTCCAGCTGATAATCTGCACGAACCTTGGTTGGCTCTACAACATATTTTTCATTGGGGTTCACACCAGGTCCCACAGTGCGGCCAATGAATCCTTGAGTCTTTTTAAACTTAGGCTCTTGTATCAACTGATCCAGCGTGGCCGCCAGGAACTGTTTGTTTACATCAGTCTGAAAAATTTCAGGTAAAAAATCTACGCTTCGTACTTTTGCCATTAAATGACTCCACTGCCTGGTGCTGTTCTAAGATTGGTGCTGGTCAAGGCTTCAATCACATCTATATTAGTTATGTCAGCTGCATTCACAAAGATTTGGTTGGGTTCAGATCTAATCTCATACAAGTCTCCAAAACTCTTTTGTGTGTCCAGTGGTACCAACACAACAGAGCTGATGATTGTGCCTAGTTGTCTGTGCAAGTATGCTGCCAGCTCAGAGAAGTAGAAGGTGTCACCAAAGTTCCATTTGTCTATGCTGAAATAACTATTCATCTCTGCCACTACTGAACTCTTGATCTCACTGGTTGATGCTGTTGAGCCTTGAGCACGAATCACTTTGATTGTGGCTCGCAATTGTTGTGCGGCCTTGGCACCAAACAACGGCTTGAAGTTTACAGAGTTCAACACAATGTTGTCTGAAATCATCTTGTAGTCGTCAAGTCCTTGATAGGCAGTTGACAGTTCATCAATTGTGGGCACACTTGGCTCAATCACGGTACCTGTTGTGTCACGAATCCAGTTTTGATAGGCAGTGTAATAACTTTGTGTGACCACATACAAGTCAATAATGTTTGTGGTACCTGGATCAATACGATTGGTTAGTGGTGAGTTATGACGATACTGGAAGTACAATGCCTGGCGTCCGTTACGAGCAATCCAACCTGATTGTTCAACTAATGTACGAACATTGTTTACGTTGATACTCAATAACCAGAATGTGCCTTGGCTATATGCGTAGAATATCTGTCCTGGCGTCCACTCAGTCTTGACCAATTCAATGGCATCAATTGTGGCATAATCTGCGTTTACCACACCAGGCTCTACTAACAAGTAGCGTTGCAAGTTGTCAAAGTCCACTGTTTGTTGCAAGAAAATCCACGGAGAGCTTGCACTAGGAGTAGCAGGTACTGTGCCTACAATAGTATCAAAGAAGTCAGGATCATCGGGCACACCATCATTGTCTGAATCGCGATAGCTGACCAACACCTGGAAGTCATCAACGTATCCATCACTCTCTACTGGTTGTCCAATAATGTTCATTACTACATCGCCTTGCAATGGAGAAGATGAATCAGGCTGCGAATTCATGGCCAGCACGTTGATAAAGTCTTTGATGATAGTGCCAGTTCTGCTGTCGTAGATCAATTGATTATCATAAAAGAAGAATCGTGTCTGTAGTACTGAACCAAAAGAATAGGCCAGCCCACGCAAGGTCACTGTGTAGTTTTGATTTTCAACCACAAATTGTACCAGCCAACTGGCATCGTCGTTGCCACCAGATGTATCGCCTGCATAAGTTTGGCTCCAGGTAGCTGGATTAGTAGATGAGTATGCATCTAAGTTTTGTTGTGTTATTAAGTACCAAGTACCTGCAGGAATAGTAGCACCTTGTGGCGTGGTAATAGTGGTGTTGGCATAGCCTAGACCAAAATTACGGAACAACTCAATCTGTTCAGCCATTTGTTGTTCAATACTCACTGGCAAGTCTGTTGTAAACAATGGAATAATAGTATTGACCACTGCACCTGTGGGCACAAAGTTATTGATAGTAACAGGACCAGCACCACTCAACAAGTTGCCTTGACCGCCGTTGTATCCATCGCCAATAATGGCTTGCGGAGCAGCCCAGATAGAAGTTTTTTCATCAGGCTTGGTTGGTGTACCTGGTTGCAATTTATTATTTTTGTCAAAGTAATATGCTACACCATTGATGGTGGGGGCAACAAACTCAATGAGGCTACCTACTTGCACGTATTTAAAATCTGTTGAGGTACTTGATCCAACAGGAATAGCATTGCCTACAGAATTTTTAAAGTAGCCTGTGGTTTCGTTGGCTAACGTAGTTGACTGCTGCCAAGTGCTTCCGGCAGTTGCGCCTGTATTGATAGTATCAATGCGCGGAAAGTTAGCGTAGTAAAACTGTTTCATTGTATCCGCACCTAGTGCAGGTTGCGCTTGGTTTGTAATAAAGTCAGCAATTTCGTTACGATTAATCCAAGAGAACAAGATAGTAGGAAGAATGTTTTCTTCCCATAGTGCACCATCACTGGAAAAGGTGTTGGTTGAACTATACTTGCCTGTGTTGTCCACAAGATCCAAATATCGACTTGTACCAATTGAGCTACGGTTCAAGGCTTTGCTTTTGATAATTGAGTTGTAAGCAGTGTACGGAAACAAGTTATAGTCTTCGCCATTGACCATGCGGTTCTGTGTGTAATACTGAGCAGGAGCACGTTGCTTGATCTGGTCAATAGTTTCACGTGCTTGTGCATTGCTCACAGGTTGTGTAATGCCACAGGTGAATGTGATAGTTTGCAAGTTGCCGTTACGATCGGTATAACTGATTGGCAATGTAACGTTTTGCATTTCTTCAGGATTGATAATGTATTGCAATCCATTACTTGCACGAGTGTAGCAACGGAAGATACCCACAGGAATCTCTGAGAACACGCCGTCGCCAAATACCAACGTGATCTGATCGTTGGCACGACTGGTAGTTGAATAAATTGGGCGCAGTTCTACTTGTTGCTCTGCGGCCGCGGTGTATACACTTTCTACATAGTCCCACTCACGATTGATATTACCAACATTGTCCAACTGAAACAACCAACGGTCTTCGTTGTTGACGCCTTCCACGTTGATGTTGACTGTGCGATTGCTGATACGTTCGGCCAAGTTAAAGTCTGTGTTTTGCAATGTACCTTGTTTGAATGCAAAGAAGTAGCCAGTGTTGGCGCTGGCAAATCCTAACTGGTCATTGCGAAACAAAATATTAAATGGTGCGTTAGGCACAGGACTTGGTTCATACAAGTAATCTCTGCCAACTGACGTAGAAGTAATTGCTTCAAATGGCATGTTTACTCCATCAACGGTGGCTGTGTAAGGAATCACAGGCAAGAAGCCAGGAATCAAATTTAATGCGTATTCATCAGTACGCACACCTAGCAAAGTTTGACGATTTGCAGGACGACCCACACGTTGGGTATCAACCATGGCAGCATTGAGAATCGCAGTGAACTGTTCTTGCCAGTCTGGGTTTGTGGGATCGGCCCAGTCCACTGTGACGTTGGCCAAGTTAATGCCGTTGTAGTCCACAACGTTTTCTGTTGTGGTAACATTGAATACTTTTAACAGGCCTTGCGAGGCCGTGTTGCGTTTGGGACTGTAGCTTACTAGATTGGCAAGACGCACTACTGAATCTCTACGTTCAGCAGTGTCCATGTAGTTTTCACGAGTGTTAAGGTCAGTACGGAATGCAAGACTTTGCCCCATGAACGCAATAATGTCCAATAGCGCAATAAATTCACTTGACTCAATATAGTCATTGAATGTTTCTGGGTAGTACAAACGTAGATAATCTACAAAACTCTTGCGTAGAGTTTCAAAATCGTAGCTTTGGAAGTCTGCTTCTCTATACGTTTGATAGATCTGCTTCCAATCTTCTACGCCAAATATTGCTGTTTGTCTAGTGGTTGTTGCCATTGTTTTGTAACCTCAGAGTATTTATGGTTACTAAAAACGGCGTAGTTATACGTAGGTGGCTTTGCGCTGTTGTTGATCAAAGAATATGCTGAGTATTTCAGCATTCTGTGTAGGCACCACAGTGAGTTGTATTTCAATCAGGATACCATTTTCTTGCGGATAACTTTGAACGTCACTGATGAATATCCTAGGGTCGCCACCAGCTACACGTTGTACTTCGGCATTGATTGAGTTTTGAGTCTGAGTTGTCTGTGGTTCAAACACATAGTCCCACAGCACTGTGCCATATCCAGGACGTCCCGGCAGTTGTCCTTGACGTATGTTAAATGCATTCAGCAGGTCACGCTTGATCAACTCAAAATCTGTCAGAGTGAACTTTTTGTATTGATTGATGGTGTTGAACCCAACGAATGTAGTCATGTTAATATTTATATACTCTGTAAATCAGCTTTGAACCGCTGAATGTTTGTTATGTCTTTGTCCAACAGTTCTATCAATAACTCAACATTCACTATGGCCAAATCAATTTTGCCGAGAAATGCCAGTGATGTGCTAGTAGTTTTTAGACTGCGCAAACTGGCTAACAATGCAGTTGCTTCGCTTTTTAGTGCAGTTATTCTGGCTTCTCTTGCATCTACAGTGTCAGACGTTAGTGTTTCGCCAAAGATATTGTTGGCTTTGGATTCGACGATTGCAATGTTTTGACTGAGCGTTTTCAGCGCCAGGGTAGCTACTTCATCAAATGTGTCACCACTGAAATCAAGTTTTGGTATTTTTTCATTGCCAACAACACGGCCGAGCGCGGCATTTAGTGTGGCTCGATTAATTGTGTTTGTTGATCCTGTGATTGCCTTGATATTTAGAGTTTCGTTGCCAATTTTTTCATCAACCAAATTAACTGCAAAGGCAGCATCTTTGGCCACTTGGTCAAACCCAGCAGTGATGTCAGATGGTATTCCAGAGATTTGTCCTTTGGCCCAGTTTACAGTATCTGTCACGCTCTTGGCAGCATTCAATGCCACTCCGCTCAACAGTTGAGGACTGAGTTTGTCTGTGGGCAAGCCAAGTTGTTTGACTTGCTCTATTCCTGTGGACATGAGTCCTTGTTGTATTTTGTTCTGCGCCGAAGGGTTTGTTAGCAAATTTTGTACTTCATTGATGCCGTCCTTGCCTGTCCATACTGAAGGACTTTTGAGCACTGATGTCAATGAGTTTTGGCCTGTTGTTAAATATTTGGCAGCAGTACCTGGCTTAACGTATCCAGCTTTTTCTAATTGCGTAGCGTCAAGTCCAAAATTTCCCACACCCACAGCATTGGTCAACAGATCTGATGGTTGTCCTGTTAGTTTGCCAGCCTGTGCTAGCACGCCTGTGACTTGACTGGCATCTATAGATCCAATGCTGGATAGTCCAGGCAACTGTTTTGCAAAGTCTCCTGGGTTAATACCATTTAATACTGGCAATTTGGTCAACGCTGATGTTGCACCATTGGTAGCTTTGCTGACCAAGGCACCTAGACTGCTTATACCGCCTGCCAGCTGTGCTTGTGCTCCAGCAAGTCCAGCGGCTGCTTGAGTGGCTGCGCTGAGTACGTCTCCAGCTTTGAACCCAGTTAGTGCGCCAGTGTTAACTTGTTTTTCAAATATTGCCTGCGCTTGCTCTCTAGTTAGCGTAGCAGGACCTTCAATAGTAAACTGTTTAGCAGTACCCTCAGCATCGCTTGGCGACTTTACATATTGATTTAGAT